GCGGCCCCGGCTCGCCGGACGCTCCGTCCTTGCCGTTCTTGCGCTGCACGAGGAGTTGCCAGCCCTCGCCAGGACATGGGCCCGGGTCGTCCTTGCGCGCGATGAACGAGCCGCCGTCGCGGGTAACGATGTCGAGGAAATTGTAGCGCTCTGCTTCCTTGAAGACGCCGCGGGGCTGCGGCCCGGTGCCGTCCATGCCGCGAAACGCGAGACCGATCCAATCGGGATGCGGCGGCATCTGTCCGGTATCTTTGGTCGCCTGCCAGGTCGAGCCCTTGTGCGCGACCACCTCGCCCTCGTAGTAGACGCGTTCGGGCTTGAACGCTTTCACGATCGGTAGTTTTCCGGGAGCGCCTTGAGGGCCAGCGGGTCCCGTGGGGCCCACGTTTCCCTTTTCGCCTTTCTCGCCGCGATCACCTCTCTCGCCGTCGACTCCGTCACGACCAGCTTGACCAGGAGGCCCGGCTTCGCCGCGCTCGCCTTTCTCTCCGCGTTCGCCTGGAACGCCAGCCTCACCGGGAGCGCCTCGTTCGCCTAGCGGGCCGGCAGGACCAGGAAGCCCAGGCTCGCCGTCGGAACCTCGCGGCCCGGGTTCGCCGTTCCTGCCAGGAGGGCCGGGCGGTCCTTGCGGGCCCGGATCACCCTGGGGACCAGCAGGCCCAATACTTCCCGGCTCACCCTTGTCACCCTTTTCACCCTTCTCGCCGGTTTCGCCTTTCTCCCCGCGCTCGCCTTGCGGGCCCGGATCGCCTTTCTCGCCGCGTTCGCCACGTTCGCCTGACGCGCCCGGATCGCCTTGTGGACCCTGCGGCCCCTGCGCGCCCACTTGGCCTTGCTTCCCGCGTTCACCTGGCTCGCCGCGCGCGCCCGCATCACCTTGTGGACCCTGCAGCCCCTGCGCGCCAGCTTCGCCTTGCTCCCCGCGTTCACCTCGCTCGCCAGGCGCGCCGTCGAGACCTCTCTCGCCCTGCGGTCCAGGATCGCCTTTCTCGCCGCGTTCGCCGCGCTCGCCTGCTTCTCCGGGCGGGCCGTCGAGACCTCTCTCGCCTTGCGGGCCGGAAGCGCCTTTCTCGCCGCGTTCGCCGCGCTCGCCTGACGCGCCCGGATCACCTTGTGGACCTTGCGGCCCCTGCGCGCCAGCTTCGCCTTGCTCCCCGCGTTCACCTCGCTCGCCAGGCGCGCCCGCATCACCTTGCGGACCCTGCGGCCCCTGCGCGCCAGCTTCGCCCTTCTCGCCGCGTTCGCCGCGCTCGCCTGTTTGTCCCGGCGCGCCGTCGAGACCTCTCTCGCCCTGCGGTCCAGGATCGCCTTTCTCGCCGCGTTCGCCGCGCTCGCCAGGCGCGCCCGGATCACCTCGTGGACCATGCGGCCCCTGCGCGCCAGCTTCGCCTTTCTCGCCGCGTTCGCCTGCTTGTCCCGGCGCGCCGTCGAGACCTCTCTCGCCCTGCGGTCCAGGATCGCCTTTCTCGCCGCGTTCGCCGCGCTCGCCAGGCGCGCCCGGATCACCTTGCGGACCATGCGGCCCCTGCGCGCCAGCTTCGCCTTTCTCGCCGCGTTCGCCTGCTTGTCCCGGCGCGCCGTCGAGACCTCTCTCGCCTTCCGGACCAGGATCGCCTTTCTCGCCGCGTTCGCCGCGCTCGCCTGCTTGTCCCGGCGCGCCGTCGAGACCTCTCTCGCCCTGCGGTCCAGGATCGCCTTCCTCGCCGCGTTCGCCGCGCTCGCCAGGCGCGCCCGGATCACCTTGTGGACCCTGCGGCCCCTGCGCGCCAGCTTCGCCTTGCTCCCCGCGTTCACCTCGCTCGCCAGGCGCGCCTGCATCACCTTGCGGACCCTGCGGCCCCTGCGCGCCAGCTTCGCCTTTCTCGCCGCGTTCGCCACGCTCCCCTGACGCGCCCGGATCGCCTTGTGGACCCTGCGGCCCCTGCGCGCCCACTTCGCCTTGCTTCCCGCGTTCACCTCGCTCGCCAGGCGCGCCCGGATCACCTTGTGGACCCTGCGGCCCCTGCGCGCCCACTTCGCCTTGCTTTCCGCGTTCACCGCGCTCACCAGGCGCGCCCGCATTTCCATGTGGACCAGGCGGCCCCTGCGCGCCAGCTTCGCCTTTCTCGCCGCGTTCGCCGCGCTCACCAGCTTGGCCAGGTGCGCCATCCTTCACAAGCGCAAGCCGATCGGCGACCTGTGCGTTGATTTCGAGCATCCTCTGCAACGATGCCGCGTCGAACGCCGCGCGCATTTCGACGAGCTGCACCCGGAGCTCGGCGATAGTGGCGCTCGATTGCGCCATCGCCGCCCGCGACTGCGCCTCGATGACTGCGAGCTCGCGCTCCCATTGCCGGCGAAGCACCGCAATAGTGTGGCCGATGGCATCGCGGACCGCGTCAGAGATCAAGCCGTCCAGCGAAGGTGTCAGCGGTGTGGAGGAAAGTTTGACAGAGCCGTCGGACATTTTCGTCGTAGTCCTTCGGTGGTGGCGCCGGTGGCGAGGGCGGCGGAGCAGGTGCAGCGGGCGGATGCGGACCACTGGATGTTGGTTTTGCGCCGAGCCCTGCCGCGGCGCTCAGGGGCACAACCTGCTGCTGGACGCGCGGCTCGTCCCCCTGATCCACGCTGTCGAGTCCTTCGCGGTTGCGTGCCTCGTTGGGCGAGAACACACCACCTTGCACCCCGCGGGTCAGCGCCTCGATCCGATCCCTGAATTGCGAGCGCAGGAGCGCCGAGGTGTCGAGCTCGAGGTATTCGTGGGGTTGGCCCTTCAATTGGAATAGTTGGCCGAACGCCTCCTCGATGTGGTTGAGAGCAAAACCGAGCCCTGTCCCGATCCAGAACTGCATGAGCGCTTCGGTCGACGAGAACGGCGCGCCGCCGGAGAGACCGAGAACCTGCAACGGGATGCGGAACGCGAGCGCGATCTGCTCACCGGAAAGCTTCATGACCTCGGCCACCTGGGCGTCCTTGCCTGGCGTCGTCCAAGGCTGGACCTTTAGGCCGGCGGTCAAGATGGGCGTGCCGCCTGGCCCACAACCGTCGAGGCCTTTGGCCTGTTCGTTCCAGCGCTGGCGTAGCTCGTCCACCTGCTCGCGATTGAGCACGAGATCGGTCGAGAGCACGGCGGATGGCCGCGCCTGGTTGATGTAGAATTGGATTTGCTGGCGCTTAATCGCGTCGGTCTGCGCGATATCGGCGAGGGCAGCCATTAACGGCGTCTCGCCTTTCAGCGGAAACGGAAACTTGTGGTCCGTCGTGTGCAGGCGGATATGGAGGACATCGCGCTGCGGCACGATCAGTTGCGTGTTGCCGATCCGGCCTAGTTCGAGGCGACGCGCGATGATGTCGTTGCCGGCCAGGTGATAGAAGATCTCGCCATTGACAGCGAGCTGTGGCGTGCACTGCCGCGAATCCATCAAATGAAGGGAATCGACCTCGAAGCGGGAATTGCGCAAAGCTAGCGCATAGGCGTTGCCTTCCAGATAGAGGTAGCGCGTCGCGTTTAATAAGAAATCGGAGATTGATTGGTAGTCGTTCGGCTTGCGCAGGATGCGCGAGAGCGCGGAATTGTTGACGCGGTCGCGACCGCCTTTGTCGTTCGAACGCCAGTGATCGCCGGGGCACATCGCGACGGTCTGTGCATACGCGGAGATGCAGGCCTCCACCATGGCGGAGCGCTGCCCAGTGCCGCTCGGATCCATCCCAAGCTGCCAGAAATTCAGCGGCGCGCCGTCGGGCAACCAACCCCCGCTAAGCGGCAGATAATATGGCCCCGGACGAAATGCGCCCTCGGTGGCTTTTGCCACCAAGGGCCCGATGACGCGAGCGATCAGCGCGCGTGCGTTCATGAGTCTTTCTTCTCGGCCGAGGGCGAGTGTTGCGCCGCCTGCGGTCGCGGTTGCACCGTGCGCGTCTCATAGCTGCCAGACGGCCGCTTGGCCTCTTGCGTTCGCTGGTGCTCTTGTGATCGCTGCTGGCGGTGCTCGCGTTGCTCGGAGCGATAACCGCTGGCAGCCGGAGCGGTCGAGTCTTGCTCCGGGCTGCCATCCGGCTCCTTGTCCGTGACATGCTCGCCCACCGCGGCGCGGTCGTTTTCCTCCTGCGTCGGCGTCGGCTTGTAGACGTCAAATGGATCGACGCGCGGATCGCCGACCTGACCGGCGGACGTGGTGCTTTGCGGTTTGATCTCTGGCATGGATTTCTCCTGGAGGCTGCGAGTTGCGATGATGCCTATACTTCGTGGCTCGCGACGAGTTCGCCGGCGGGGACGATCCGGCAGGATCACCATTCACCAGGTGACGTTCTGCACCCACGCGACCATGCCGGATCGTCGCATGGTCCAGTTGAGGTTCATGATCATACGCAGAGCCAGCGAATCCGTTTGGAATAGAGATCGCACTGGCGCCGAAGCGGGGCCGCTCGGTCCCGGCGCAATCGGTGCGGGTGCCGTATCTTCTTCATGCAGAGTTGCCTGGTCGCTCATCTCGAAGCGCGGAGCGTCGGCACCGGCGGTGACGAAGTCCGCGGCGTCGATGAGGATAAGAGTCCTCGGCGGGACCGTGAAGGAGTCGATGAACGCAATGCCGTCGAGGTTGCCCGCATCGATCTCGGCGCGGAAGGGAAAGACTCCGCTTTGCGAGACGATGACCATGCGCAAGCGATGCAGGTCGCCCGGATTTAGCAGCCACACCGGATTACGCACGTTGCCGAGCGTGCTCGTAATAAGCGCGGAGACCAATTGACTGATATCGCCGATCGCCGCATCAAGTCCACCGCCGGCGGTCGCGGTGAGCGCCGCCACGCCGTTGAGCAGACCAGCGGGACGAACCACGGTCGCCGGATTGGCGTCGAGCAGCACCGAGTCGATCGCAACCGTGGTGTCCTCTTGGACGGCATCGCGCAGCAAGCCCTCGATCGCGGGCGTGCTGTAAACGTCCATCTCTCTGGTCCAGGTCGTAATGACTGCGAGTTTTTTCGGGGTCAGCGCCTGGGTCGTGAACAAGCCCTGGCGAACGGGGATCGGTTGTCCCTCACCGACGAACGAGCCGGCGATCGTCGGCGTACGTGCGCGGGTCGGGATGTTGATCTTGCCAGCTCGGCCGAAGCTGAGCGCAAGCCCGCGCGCGGAGAGCCGATTGAACACCGCTTTGGGCATCAAGAGCGGCATGAAGTCCGTCCATGTCTGCTGGACGAGTTCGGCTGCCCATCCAACCACGCTGGTCATAGCGGGGGCTGAGGCGGCGCGCAGCACGAGCTCGCACATGCCCTTGGTGCCGTCGTCCTCGTAAACCTTGAAATGGCGCCCGATCATCAGGCGCGCTTCCTCGATCGGCTTGCCCCAGGATTTCGCGGCGTAGGCGACCACGGCGGCGCGGATCATGTAGTCGAGCGGATCGTATTCCTTTCCACGACTCTTGATGAGGTACGGCACCTCGATCGCGGTGCGCTGCTCGCCGGCGCCGTTGTTGTTCGGCGGCTGGTAGACGGTGAGGTCGCGCTGTTGGCCGTTGCCCCCGCCGCTGGTGCTCACGCTCGTGCCGGCGAGGATCCGCTCGGACGTGACCATATTCTCGCGTTGCTTGGTGAGCGTCGCGAGCCTAGCGTTGAGATCGTTCGACCGCTGCAGGTCGGCGTCGCTGACATTGGTGTCGTCAACTTTCTCCCAATGGGCGTTTAGCTCGTCCTGCGTGGCGACGATCCGCCCCTCGAGTTCCTGAATCCTTTGAGCAAGAGGCGTCATGGCTCTGCTCCTTCCATTTGCGTGCCTCTGATTGCCGTGCTCGGCGTGATATTCCCGCGCGCGGGTTTCCTCGGTTCTCTTGCCGTGCTCGGCGAAGACGAGGTCCATGGTGGCGCGGGAAATGTTGAGAGACTTCGCGACGGCCAGCGCGTTGGGATTCGCGGGCACGGCTACGAGCGAAGTCTCGACCAGCTCCGATTTGGTGTAACGGGTGCCGCCCCAAGGGTCCTTCTCGTCGATCGGCTGATGCTCCAGCGGCTTGAAGCCGACGGACACCGCTTTGAGGATCCCGGCCTGCACCAGGCGGCGGATCTCGTCGATGCGATCGGACGTTCCCTCCGGTGCGAGCTCGAGCCCGCCGCGTAGCTCCTTGTGCTCGACCCGCAGATTGCTCCACTTGCCGACGACGAATTTAGGGTCATGCGAGAAGAGGGCGACGGGGTTGCGCTTGAAATCGGCGAGCTGCCAGCCTTCGACCTCGATGATGTCGCCGTAGCGGTCGGGCGTCGCGTCGGAGAGCACGAACTCGAGCGCATCGCCGGCGCTCTTGTCGATGTGCAGCTTGTGCATCAGGGGCGGAGTCATTTGGTCCGCCCAGGCCACCTCGCACTCGTTGCGCGCGTCGCTCTCGCTCATGTTCTCCTCGTCCATGAGCTCGCCGATGCAGCGGTCCATGAAGTCGCTGCGCGACTCGCCGTCCATGGGTGCTGGTGCTTGCTTGGCCTTGTGACGTTTGATGGGCATAGCGCGAGTCCTCCCGTTGCAGGGCAGCCTCGAGTCGGTTGTTTTCCGCTTGGCGGATTCGGTTCACCGCCCATCAGGGATGAGGGTCGGCCCAGCCCACAACGCCGCGGTTGATTGGCCTCGATCGCGGCGCTTTTTTTCAGGTGGGGGACACCCCGTGAGGAGGTGTTGGCGGAGCCTCCCCCGCTTTCCCCGTCGACGAGGAGCAATTAGTTCCAGGACGGCGTCAGCCACGCCACCCCGCGAGGATCGCGCAGCGCCCACGTCGCCGGCCAGCGCACCTTGAGGGCGATGCTGTCGGTCTGCCATAGCGAGCGTGCCGGTCCCGCCACCATGAGCGGCTGCGGGCTTGAGTCCTCGTGCAGCGTCGCCGCCTTCGCCGTCTCGATGTCAGGATCGGCGCTGATCGCGGCGACGAGGGTTGTGGGCGCGATGGCGACCAGATCGGCGCCGACGGCGGCCGACGGCAAGACCTGGATGAGCCGATTCTCGCGATCGAACTGACGATAGAAGCGGCTGTTCATCGTGACCGCACGACCCGCACGGGCCACAAGGATGAACGGTCCCCCGCCGCCAACGGCCGAAACCGAACCGACGAGCGTAGAAAAGTCCGCGAGGACCGCCTCTATTGCGTTGGAGTCATTGCTTGCGGTTAGCGCCGCGATCCCGTTGCGGATGCCTGCGGGCCGCGCGGCAGATGCGGCGTTGGAATCGAAGAACGCGGCGTCGAGCGCCAGGCCAGCGGAACGGACGAGCGCGTCCCCGATCAGCGCCTCGGCGTTGGAGCTCTCGATCATCTCGCGCGTCAGCACGACGATGCTCCCGATCTTGTACGGGCTCAGCGTCGGGCCGGCGGTGTTGAGCTGGCACACCGGGATCGGTTGCCCCTCGGCGACGAAGCTTGCGTACTTCGGATCAGTGATGAGGCCAGGCACCATGATCTGCCCGGCCCCATTGAAATTCAGGACGAGCCCCTCGCGGATCAATTGCGCCGCAGCCGATGCCGGGCCCAAGGCCTCGACCGCGTCGGCGGTGACCTTCTGCGCGAGCTCTGCTGCCCAGCCCGTGACCGTCGTCATCGCGGGGGAGGTCGCGGCTCGCTCGACGAGTTCAGCCATGATGCGGTCGCTCGGCCAGTGCCGCGCGACGATGTCGGCGCACGAACGGCCGGTGACCTGGCCGATGACGCGCATCACCGCCATTCGCACGAACAGGTTGCCCGGTCGCAACGCCAGCGCGGACGAGCGCGGGCGAAAGCTGCTTTGCTGATCGCGTTGGCGATTGAATGAGACTGGTTCGAGGAGCGTCATGGCTGCGACCTCGTTCGGTGGGACGGGGATCAATGGCTCCCGACAGCGGGCCGGGACAACGGTTTCCGGTGCCGGGAGCCACGGGAGGCGGATCAGAGCGCGGGAAGACGGGTTTTACGGCAGCGCCTGACCACTCCCACCACTTCGCGGTTATGCGCCGCGAAGCTCTTTCATCCGATGAGTGACGCGATGTCGATTGGCGCGGCGGTGCGATCGCGGGAGCGCAACCCCATCATCATCGCCAGCGCCACCGCGCCGTCGATGCGGAAGCGCGCCTTATCCTTATCGAGTTTGCGATTACCAGCAGGGTCCATGGTCGCGACCGCATTAGCCACATTCCAATTGAGCGCCGGGTTATTCGGATGGACGAGTTTCTCCTCGACAATGGCAAGCTCGAGCGCGTCGATCGCCGGGCCCATGCTGGCGAAGCCCTGGCCCCACGGCACCACGCGCAAGCCGTCGCCCTTTTTGCCGTCCTCGAATGCTTGCAGACCAATGCGATCAAACTCGCGCAGAAGATCACTCATCCGCCATCGATCATAGGCGAGCGCCTTGACGCGGTACTGCTGGCAGAGCTCAGCGATCTTGGTGGCGACCACGGCGTGGTCGATGCTCTTTCCGGGGGTCGTGAGTAGGTGACCCTCGCGCGCCCACCACAAATAACGGTGGTTGCCGGTGCCGAAGTCCCGATCGGAATGGGCGACCAGATGCTCGGCCGGCTTCCAGATGAACGGCACGACGCGGCAAGGATCGTCTGCCGAGCCCATCACCAGCGCAGTGAGGTCGATTACGCTCGAGAGGTCGAGCCCGAGATAGACCTCCTCGCCCGGTCCGAGCGAGATGTTGCCGGCGCGCGCCATCCATTCAACGCGCGAGATCAGCGTTGCAGTCGGCGAGACGCGCTGGTTTAGGAAGAGGTTGCGCACCTTCGGCTCCTCGGCCGGCATGCGCTTAGCCTTTCGGATCGCGGCGACCAGGTCCTCGCGATCGCGAAAGATATCGAGCGCCGGGTTGGCCTTCCGCCATTGTGCCTCGTCCTCGAGGTCGCAATCGTCGTCGGCCGCGTGCAAGTGGCAGACGATGCTCGCATCGACACCAGAGATCCCGTCGTCGATGAGCTTCGAAAGGATGTGCTCGGGATCGTTCGATTGCGTGCTGATGACGATGAACAGCGGCTCCTCGCGGGCCCCAAACGAGGTGTCGAGCACGTCGTAGAGCTCGCGGTTTTTGGCCTGCGCCAGCTCATCGTAGATCACGACGCTCGGCACGTAGCCGTGCTTGGTGCCGGCCTCTGCCGAGATCGCGCGATAGATCGAGCCCGTGGCTCGTGCCAGCATGGTCTTGGTCGACGGGATGATCTCGATTTTTTCCATCAGCACGGGCTCGAGCTCGACGATCTGGCGCGCGAACTTGAACACGATCGCTGCCTGGTCGCGATCATTGGCGGCGCTGTAGATCTCCCCGTTTGGTATCGCCTCGGGGCCGACCAGGTGCGCCAGCGCGATGGCGGCGATGAGCGCGGTCTTGCCGTTCTTACGCGCCATCGAAAGGATTGCACGTCGGACCGCGCGATTGCCGTTCTTGCGCGCCGGCTCATAGATGTCGCGGATGAAATCGCGCTGGAATTTGTCCAGCTTGAACGGCTCGCCCTGGCCTATCCCAGACGGGACGGTGAGTTGCCCGATGAAGTCAATGACGCGCTTCGCGCGCAGCCGGCCCTCAGGCGTGCGCCTAACCGGCGAGGAGCCCGTCGAACTTGCCCGCCGTGCGCTGCGCCTCGACCGTCGAGATGCGGGATCGTGCGGCTGGGGTAAATCCAAACTCACTTGCGTATCTCACCATATCGTTCGCCGACTGCCGAGCAGTCAGGAACAGCGGATTTTGCATGACGCTGCCGTGGCGCGTCTTAATCATGAGCGCGCCCATCACCGGGTCGCGCGCGGCCATCTCCTTGAGCTTCTCGATCGCCGTGCGCCACGAGTCGTAGGCCTGGCAGTAGGCGGCGAGCGGATGGATGTCGAACACCGTCAGCAGCTTGAGCCGGTAGAGCTCCGTGACGATGCGCTCCCACTCAGCGCACGCGTAGCCGGTCAGATATTCCGGTACCTCCGGTGGCACAGGCGGGAGCATCGGCTCCGGCTCCTCGCGGTTGAGCCTTTGCTTACCCGGATTGCCGCGCAGCACCTTCAAGTGGGTCGGAATGGGGCGCGGCCCGTGTGGTCCCGCCATTTGATCCCTTCGTGAGCTTGTTGGCGTGAAACAGCAATTTCATTGCTGTGATACGCGTTGATGATTTTCTGCCGGCGAGCATTGATGCCGAGCCGCGTCACGCATTCCACGCGGCGCATCAAAGTAGGAGGATGCTATGGCTAACGCCAAAACCCGAAACGCCACTGCGAAAAAGTCGATCGCTAAGCCGCGTACTGCCGTCCCGCGGAACACCGCGGCGAAGACCGGGAGCAAGTCCGAAGCCGTGTTGGCGATGCTTGCTGGCGAGGGCTCGACGATCGAGGCAATGACCAAGAAGCTCGGTTGGCAGCCGCACACGCTGCGTGCCTTTCTGAGCCGCCTCCCGAAGACTGCTGGCGTCAAGATCGAGCGCTCCCGCGCCGACGGCGTAACAAGCTACCGGATCGCCCGATAACTAGACGCCAAGCAACTGCGCCACGCTCTGAAGCGAACTGCGGATGTCAAATGCCGCGGACGACCTCGATCGTTTGCAATGCACCGGCTGGCCGGGTTGCAGTGAGAGCCCCTGCTTAATCGGTTTATGCTGAGCCCCCGATCCGGATACCAATGTCCCGATCCTACCGATTGCATTTGAACCTTCGACCGGCCTGAGGCGACAAATAGTCGGGAGCCATTCCCCCGGCGATTGAGCCGGAAGTGGGATGGCAGAAGCGGGCGTCTCGCACAGAC